TTTCTTATTTTTAATACGCTATTTGCTGTATCTACCCATAACTGATGGGCAAAAGTGGTTGAAGGCTCGGTAGCCCCTGAATTGACTGTGGCTATGGCTGCTAGAGCGTTGTTTAAATCAGCTCTAAAGTCAGCTCCACTTTGATTGGCTAGGTTGTAATCGTGTTGTGCCATTAATTTACCTCTGTCCTATTGTATATTTAATCTGGTTGAGTTGGAAACACTACATCATCAAAATTTGTAGTTGATTGATGAGAAGATGGTAGGTCTCTTAATTCCTGTCTATATGTTGCCCATTCTGCTTTTTTTGTGTCTGATAAAGGGCTGTCGTTAACTTGAGTCCAGTCTGATGCAATTAATAAGTCATTTCTTTTTTGTCTAATTAATTCTGTTATTGGCTCGGTTCTAGGAACTGCTTGATTGTTTTCAATCTTATATTCTAAACCACTATAATTTCCCTCTATGGCTGACTCTCCATCATTTAGAGAAACCTGATCAATTGTTATATCAGAGGTTGTTGTTCCAACAATTTCTCCTGTGTCTGTTTTATAAATTGTAAAGCTATTCATAAATTAACCCATATTATCCATCAGCACTGTCAAACCCAATGATGTATGATTATAGTCTCCAAAAAAATAAACCCTAAAATATACAGTGGATTGTGAGCTGGAAAGACCTGATACAGTTCCATAATAAGTGTAAGTATAAGGTCTATAAGTATTTGCACTCCATGAGAATGTTGCCCCATTTGGAACATCTGCCCATGTAGAATTATTGTAACTATACTGAACTCTTACATTGTCAACATCACCCAAAACACCATATAAAATACATATATATTGAGCATCATTTCTGACCTCAGTTATGGTGGTGTTACCTTTGACATATGGATATGCAGTTCCTGTTGCCCCTGATGCACTATAATAAAAACCCTTTTTCGTTAAGGGAACAGCACCTCCTGTTTGAGAATAAATTTTGGGCGTTGTATTTGCAAAAAATTTAACATTCAAAGTATCAACATCAATCTTAGTTCCAGATAAGTTAGTAATTCTTGCATTATCAATAAAGACTGATCCACCACTAACAATAAAAGGAGATACACTTGATCCTGCATCATTATCAATTTTAAATGTATCAGCTAAAAAAGAAACAATACTTGTTGCACCTGTTCCAGAAGATGCATTGCTACCAAGAACCATCTGAGCTACTTTGCCATTAGCATTAAGCTTTAATACATAACCAGCAGAAGCATTGCCATCTAATGTTGATATGGCTGTAGCGTTGGTTGTGATAGAAGATGTGTTGCCACCCACTGTAGAAGTTAGTGATGTTATATCAGCAGCTAAGGCACTATCTGCATTTGCTCTAGTTGTTTGTTCTGTGCTTATTGCTGATGTGTTGCTATTAACTGTGGAAGTTAAGCTTGAAATAGCACTTGCATTAGCTGAGGTATCAGTTGTTAAAGTAACAATATCTCCCTGAGCTGTAGCAATGTTAGTGCTATTTGTAGAAACAGTTGAGCTTAGTGAGTTATACAAAGTAACCAAAGAAGAATCTCTAGCTTTTACCCAACCATTGTTAGATGCATTTCTTACATAAATCTGATTGTTGTCATCGGTATCTGCCCATAAATCTTGAGCTTGTAATGCATTACCATCATCCCTTGTTGATGGTGCTGATGTTGATTTTATTAATTGTGTTGAACCAGCTCCACCTGCATCAATAGCAGCAACTAAATCTGCTGCTGCTTTAGATAAAGTAATAGCATCATCTTTAACATCAGCAGTATCTACAGGTGCTGTGGCAACACTAAAAGTTAATGTGGCTGGTGATGATTCAACTCCAAGAGTGTTGATTGAGCTAACGCTGGCAACATAATTTGAACCCACTGGAATAAAACCAAGATCACAAAATTCAGTATCAACAATTTTATTTGTAAGTTCATTGCTTGAGCTATCTACTACATTAATCCTATATTCATGGTCTGGAAAGTCTGTAGGCTCATCCCAAGAAAGAAAAGGTCTATTTGTAGAGCTTGCATTGCTATCAGTAAAAGATAAGCCTGTTGGTGCTTTTACAGCATAAGCTGAAGGTAGATTAGATAGTTCTTCTACTGGTTCTTGTGGTGGAACTTCCCATGTATAAACATCAAAGTATTCTATTAGACTGACTGCAACTAAACCATTTGACTGAAGCTCTAAGGCTTCCACCCTGCATAACTTTCCATTAAATCCTAGTCCTGCATAGGTAAGATCAACGATGTCTCCTACATTAAGGTTATACATCTCAGGAGTACCCATAAACTGCATTGTGGTCTGATTCCTACTTCTGGTTAAAATAGCCTTTGCCATGTTGTAGGCAATGTAAGGATCAGAAACATAAGGAAACTCTGCCTTAACTTCTAAGACCTCACCACCATCATCAGAGGTGTAGTTAGGCGTTGCATCATGTAAAACTGTGGCTGTATCTAATTCATATTTTTTATTAGCATTAAAGAATTCAACAATAACCTTATTTGCCTTCTTATCTTTGTTGCCATAATCAACACCTATACCAGATTCAGCTATTATGTGATTTTCATTAATGCTAAATGTTGATGAGCCTGTATCTTCAATAGAAAGCTCATACTTGCCATCTATGTAAAGAAAAATACCTCGCATATTAGCAAGCAACTCTTTTGCATTATCCATGACGTTTTTATTTGCATCTAAGTAACCATTACATTGAAATCTTTTAACTTTTGCTAAAGAAGAACCTGCTTCTTGTGTATATGTTGAAGAAAAAACATCATTAAGATAAACGAGATATTCTGCATTTTCATCAAAAAACTCATTTCTGTGAACATCTTTAATCTCTGCTTCTGTTATTACACCATCACCATTAGCATCATAAATGCTTAATATTTCTCCAATTTTGTTTTGCCACCAATTTTGATTTGCAAATGTTCCATCTATTGAAAGAAAATCATTTCCAGAAGTTGCACTAAATGTTGTATTTACAGCAGAACCATCGAAGTAAGGTTGATCAACCAAAGTATCGCAAACATTAGCAGCAGAGCTGAATGTAGGCATATTAATTTGTGATTCTGTTAATCCCTTACCCACTTCATTGTCAGTAATATAATCCAAAAAACATAAGGCTGGATTGTCTGAATGTTTATAAGTAGATACAGTGCCAAATGTTTGTGTATTATCTCTAGGATCAAAAACTTTCTTTCCTCTGACCTGTACTGTTAATTGTGGAACGCCACGCCACATTCCCTCTTTATCATAGCCAAAGTGAGCAGCTATATAACAAACGCCATCTAATCTATGTGCTGAAGTCCAATTAGGCATAGATGCAACAAGCATGGGGTCTGCTGTTTGTGATGCAGCTCCATGATGCAAGTTCATAACATATCTATATCTTGCTGTTGGGTCTGTTCCAAAAGTTCCAGCAGTTAGCTCTACTCCAAGACCATTTTGAGATGCTGTATTTAAAGAACCTGAGCCAGAAGATATCTTGTCTGATCCAATGTAACCACCATCTCTAAACCTTGCTGGATCAGTTATTGGGTTGCCATCTAGCTCAATTGTTCTGCCCAAAATCTCATCACATTCACCAACTGAAAGAGCATAAACAACATATAAATCTCTTGAATCATTATCACTAACATCCATATATATTATTTGTGCACCAACCCTTCTTGTGCCATAAATAACTGGTAATTTGCCACCAGCAGAAGTTTTGTTGGCAAGTATGTCTTGACCTTTGGCAAGCATTGCCCTAGCCTGCATAAACCCTTTAACACCTACAACTAAAGTTGCTGCTGTTAGAGCAACTTGTATTTGTGTTATTAATTTTGCTTCGGCAAATAAAGCAAAAGCAGCTTTAAAAAATTCACCAACAGCAGCAAAAAATTTCATTACATACCCCACCTAACATCTTCTTTTACTTGACCAGCAAACTCCATTCCCTTATCACCAGAGCTAAAAGATTGCTGAGATTCATCAGAATAATGCCTGCCTTTGGTTAAATTCCAATTTGCCCAATGACTAGCAACAGTCATAGATAAAATTGAGCTATCTATATTTTCATTTATAGATACGTTTCTTATTTGTCCAGTAAAAAAATTAATTGCACCAACGATGCTTTCGTTTACATCAAAATAAGCCAAATAAACTTCAACTGTTTTATCTGTAAATGCTCCACTTTGCACCAACGATCTAACTTGATCTGTAATGTTGGAAAAACCAATGTTGATTTCATTAACCTGCAGTTGACCAGTTTCAGTTGTTGAATCAACTGTAAGAAAAGAACCACCAGCTTCATAATTATTTGAATCGTAAGTTACATCAGAATACCAATCAGTTAATCTTATAACTGTAGATAAATTGAGCTCAACCAGAAAAGCTGTCTTGGTTGCTGTAGATGATACTTGTGTTTGTAAAGCAGCAGATAGACTTCTAGGCATTAGGTAATAACCTCTCTAACGTCAAATGAAATGCTGTAAAAACCACTAGCATCTGTTGAATACATGATTTCA